ACAAATTTAAAACATGCTTCCTCTGGTTCTAACAATATTGTTTTAGCGAGTGACGGAAGTACAACTATATCTAACCTGTCAAACGCTGGTAAAATTCTTCAAGTTGTATCAACAACAAAAACTAATTCTCAGTCAACAACAACTGCTAATTCATATGTAGATATTTCTGGATTTTCACTAGCTATAACCCCTACTTCTACTTCAAGTAAAATTTTTGTTCAAATTGCTTTACAACATGGAGGAGAAAATAATTCTTTTTTGGGATTTAAAGTTTACAGAGATTCAACAGGGATAGGTTTGAATGGTGGTGGCGATGCTTCTGGAAATATAACTGTTGCAAGTTTTGGTGGTGGTCAAGGACAAGACAATGACGCATATCGTGTAAGAGGTGTTGCTTGGCAACATTTAGATTCTCCTAATTCTACAAGTTCACTTACTTACAAAGTTCAATTTGCATCTTTGTATTATGGCTATGCAGTTTATATAAATAGACCTCATACCTTGGATACTACTAATTATTACACTACTCTTGGAAGTTCCTCTTTTACACTTATGGAGGTAGCAGCATAATGGCACTAACAAAAATAAAGGCATCAGCTTTAAATGCTGACATTATAGACGAAACAAAACTAGCTGATAATTCATTAGATTCAGAACATTATAATGATGGATCTATAGATTCAGTTCATATAGGTGATGATCAGGTAACGCTTGCTAAGATGGCTGGACTTGCAAGAGGTAAAATCATATATGGTGATTCCTCTGGTAATCCTGCAGTTCTTACTATAGGTAGTAATGGTCAAACAATTGTATCTGATGGTACTGATCTTTCATGGGGAGAAGCGGCAGCTGGTGCAACAGGTGGAGGAAGTGATAAAGTATTCTGGGAAAATTCCACTACTATTACAACTTCTTATACCATAACAAATAATTATAATGCTGGAACATTTGGTCCAGTAACAGTAAACAACGGAGTTACAGTAACTGTAGGTTCCGGCGAAACATGGACAGTAATTTAACATGCCTATAGTAATAAATGGTTCTGCCGGTACCATAACCGGATATACACCAGCTACAGTAGCTGATGGTGGTATAACTTCTGCTAAATTAGCAAGTGGTGCAGTTGGAAAATGGACTCATACTAACAATACATCTTTTGGCACAGGGGGTAGTTATACATTCTCAGGAATACCAACTGATTCTTCAGCATTAAGAATTGGTTTTATGGATTTATCTAGTAATACAGGTTCAAATGGGAGTGAAAGTTATGCAGCATTAAGATTGGGTACAGCGTCAGGTTTAATAGATTCTAACTATGACACTTTATCTTCTTATTTAGAGGATAGTTACCAACAAGTAGAAACTTGGACAAGTAGAGCTATACTTTATCCGAGTAACTATGGTAGAGCAGAACACGTTTTTAATGGACAAATTGAGTGCTGGAGACTTGGTGCTAATACAAATCGTTGGTTTATAAAATCACAGGTAACAAGAGGTGCTGCTTCTGGTAATCAAACACACTTTTTTATGGAAAGTAGTATAGATTTAGGAGCTAATATTACACAAGCTCAAATATTTTTAAATACTGGCTCGTTTGATGGCGGTTCAGGTGCAATAAGTTATTATCAAGATTAATAGTATGACAGTAAAATTAATAGGCTCCTCTTCGGGGTCAGTATCCTTACAGGCTCCGGCATCAACATCTGGTGGTGCGAATAGAGTTTTAACTTTACCAGATATAAATAGTACAGTAGATACTACAGGTAGAGCTGGTAATATTGTACAAGTTGTCTCCACAACTAAAACAGATACAGCAAGTCAAGCTTCTGTAGCTGCTGGTGCTAAATGGAGTAATACAGCTTTTAAAGTGACAATTACTCCTTCTTCAGCCTCTAATAAATTATTAATTTTTGGTATTGCTAGTTTTGATACTGGTAATTATTCCCAAGCATTATATTTACAAAAAGATGGTTCAGATTTAGCGGCTGCTATGGGTGATGCTGCTGGTAGTAGAAAAAGTACAGTTTCTCAGATTCTTGATGCTGATGGGGGTGCTTATCAACAAGTTCAACACAGTTTTCAATTTTTAGATACTGCTGGAGATACAAGCGAAAGATATTATAATTTAGCTATTGGTCATGGTCGTAATGCAGCAGTTAATATTTTTATGAATCGTTCATCTACAGATAGTGATAATGCACAGCAATTCCGAACTCAAAGCACGATTACAGTAATGGAAGTAGCAGCTTAACAATTAACAAACAATTATTTTTTTTAAACAATGGCATTAGATCATGAAGCAATCTACTCTGCATACTCAGGCACAGTAGTTTCAATAGACGACTCCGCTGGAGCGTTTGACAAAGACGGTAAGTCAGTAACACTTGACAACGACAAAGTGGTTGCAGCTAGAACATCATTAGATGCAGCAGCAGCAGCAGTCTTATACAAGACACAAAGAACAGGAGCAGCCGGTACAACAGATACCATATATGCTTCCGTGGGCGACCAGCTCGACATGCAGTACAAAGACGCTGTAAATGGCACGACTACATGGAAAGATCACGTTGCAGCAGTTAAAGCTAAATACCCAAAACCATAGGAGGGTAAAAGATGTCACGTATAATCGTAGACTCAATACGTAACTCATCGGCTGGTTCCGATGGGATTACGCTTAGTTCAGACGGTAAGGTAGCATTTCCTAATACAAGTACAGGTAAAATTCTTCAAGTTGTTGAAGGAAGTACAACTACTACAGTGTCAACAACTTCTGCTGGATATTTAGATACAGGTTTAAGTCAAGCAATAACACCATTACAAACTGGTTCTCAAATTCTTGTGATTGTATCTCAGCACGTTGGATTTCAAAGATATTCAACTTCTAATGGTGCATCATTAAAACTATTTCAAGATTCAACAGTACTATATGACCCACCACAACTTTATGAAAATTACTTATATGTTGGTGGTAGTTTTATGAGTTTGAAGTTAAGGGCTCATTTAACTTTTAAACACGCACATGGAAAAACTGCTGGAACATCTACAACATACAAAACACAAGGGGCAATGCAACAATCAGCAAACACTCCAACTTTATATTTTCAGGGTAATGATATGAGATCATCAATAGTATTAATGGAAATAGCAGCATAGTGGAAATACCCACCATAGTATTGCCAGACCCAATACCACTCAAAACAATATCTTTACCTTTACCTACAGCTGATGTACCTTCTTATACACCTCTAGTTGTACCTCCAAGTGATCTTAGAGAACCAGAGGGTACTAAACCTGTAGAAACTGTCGATCCACCTAAACCAACTTTACCACCTCCTTTTCCACCTTACCCTTTACCATCAACTGATATATTAGTTCCTACAGTTATTACAGCTGTTACAGCAGTGGCAGCTACAACTGTAGCCACACCTATTATACAAGATATTAAAGAAAAGATAACAAAGTTCTTAAATAATAAAATAAAGAAATGGAAGGAAAACCAGAAGAAAAAAAAGGACTCCTTACAAAACTTAAAGAAAACATAGACGACCATGATGAACAGATGCAAGTACTAGGTGCAGCAGTGCGTTTAGGTGTTGTAATCTGGTCAGGGTTTATTATTACACTAAGTTATGTTGAGTTACCTATGATTAAAAAATCAGCTACAGCGGGCGATATTACTTTTGTCGCTTCGATTTTTACAGGTGCACTGGCCACTTTTGGCTTGTCTACTGGTAATGGTAAAAAAGACAAAGAACAAAAACCAAAAACATGAAAAAATTAATTCTTCTCTTAGCACTGGTTGCACCTACAGTAGCAAGAGCTAATACTGTCACGCCTCAGTTTACTACAGGGTCGATGAACAGTACAACAACTACAACACAAACAATAACCGAAGTTGAGCAGCGTCAAGTTTTTGGCTCTGCCGTAAACACTTGGTCTGGAACCAACGTAACACCTTCAGCTGATATAGCTGGTAGTGGAACAACATTTACAGTTACCAACACCGCAAACCCTTGGACACTAGAAACAACAACCAGAGCAGCTGGTTTAGTAGAGCAGTGGGATACCACAACAAACTATACAATAAACTCTACTACTACATCGCTCTCTGTATTCTCACAATAACACCAGTATATGCAGAAGGAGACACAAACAACTCGTCCAACCCTGTGGCAGCAGCAACAGGAAATGTTACCAATCAGGCTGTGCAATTTCAAAATAATGGAGCACCGTCTAGACAACAATATGGTTCTTCCATATCTTGTAACGGATCAACAATGACGTTTAGCCCTTTTTATATGGGTAACGATACCGAACCTCAAGGGGATGAGGGATATGTTATTACAGAAAACTGGGGCTTTCAAATAAACTTTTCAGTACCTTTAGACAAGCGTGGTCTTAAACAATGTAGAGAGATTGCAAAACGTCAAGAGGAAAAGATGAGATTAGACTATGAGTTAGTTCGTGCTCTTAAATGTGCAGAGCTGATGCAGAAAGGGTTTGCAATACGCCCCCAAACACGTGTAGCACACATGTGCCAAGATATTGTACCTATTCAATCATTACTACCTAAAAAAGATGTTAGCACTACTAAAACCAATCGTTTTAACCTTTTTAAAAGGTGACAAATTTAAAACATTTGTTATTGACTTATTAGAAAAGTTATCCAAAGAAAGCGATAATGACCTTGATGACAAGGCAGTAGAATTTATTAAACGAGGATTAAAAGTTGAGTAAAGTTCAACGTATACCCCGCAGAGCTGGGGAAAATGAGTTTAATGAACTACATAAGTTAGTTACAACCGAACTCATTGCAAGAATACGCAGTGGTGAAGCCACTACTGCTGACTTAAAAGCTGCTTCTGACTGGTTATACAAGAACGACATTACAGGTGTGGCATTTGACACATCACCATTGTCACAACTAGCCGACATTATGCCTAGTGTCGATTTTGATACAGTCCAGAAATCGGTAATTAAACATGGCTCCTAAAACAGCTAAAAACCCAAAGAAAACTGCACGATTTTACCGTGATAATCCTAAGTCAAGGACGAAGAAAAATGCAGCTCAACGAAAGCTCAACAAAAGTCCAGAAAACAAACAATATCGTGCTGAACTCAATAAAGCTCGTAGAAAAGCGGGTGAGTATGGCAAAGGGGGTAAAGATTTTTCACACACTAAATCAGGAAGATTAGTACGAGAATCCCCTTCTAAAAACAGAGCTAGAAATCGAAGCAGAAAATGACACCAGTACTTCCTACTTATAAACATTACACACAAAACTTAATAGTCATGACATCAGGAGACGCTAAACGTTTATGGAGAAAAGCTATTAAGGA